GCTCTAAAATACCTTGACGGGAAGAAATATACAGAGTTGATAAACTTTGACCCTCTGGAGATGATACGCTTAAACATAGCTGACGCATTTAAACTTATGATAAAACGTGAACCACATAATAAAAAGAAGACTAAAGAAGAGAGATGGAGAATCGTCTGGCAATTGTCGATGATAGATCAATTAATCGGAAAAATCTTCAACAAAATTATGGATACAATATTTTATGATAGTTGGTCCAAGTCTACGTCATTGAGTGGTATGTCCATGGCCCAAGAGGGTATTGATGAATTGATTGATTCAATATCTGATTGGGAGCGTGTATGTATGACTGATAGTAGTTTCTTTGATCAATCTCAGGTTTGGTCTATGCTCGCTATGGATGCTCTTCGTAGATGTGCACATAGAGGATTTGTTCTTGATTTTGAAAAGAATTGGGAATTTAATATTTCTAAGGTGTTCATGGAGGGCAAATGGTATCACAAATATATATGTTTTATGAAGATGTTGCGTGCTAAGGCAAGCATCATTTTGAGTAGTGGACATGTCTTCACGCAAATAGTGGAGGGTATGATGAAGTCTGGAGAAGATGTAACATCAGGCAGTAATGCTAGTGTTAGATCCATGATAGACATGCAAATTAAATATGATCTTTTTAGCAATGGAAAGACCCTGAAGGAAATGCACAAACAAGGATTAATTGATAATCGACAAAATGGAGATGATCATATAAGTTCTTGGCATTGGCCTCTGGAATCTGCAAAATCATACCAGGAGCGTGCTCTGAGTTACGGAAGCGTAATAAAAGAAATAGCTGTGTTGGAAGATACATTTGAGCTGAATTCAATGATTTGGGATAGAAACGACTATACTGTGACTTACCTGAATCCTGACAAAGCGATTATGCAATTACTAACGTCAGCCAATTTGACGAAATCCCATTATATTTCTTATAAAAATATTCTTGGAGATTTTGTCAACAATTTCCAATGTTTGGCTCCATTCAGAGATGATTCATTAGAGGTGGGCTAATGAAGATATTTTAAAATAAAATGTC